GTCCGGCGATGCTGGTCGTTCCGAAGCCCTATCATTGCTCGTGCTAGACGAGGCGGCTCACATTGAGGGCCTCGAAGAATTATGGACTGGTTTATATCCCACCCTATCAACCGGTGGGCGATGTATTGCGTTGTCCACCCCCAACGGCGTCGGCAACTGGTTTCATAAAGCTTGTGTGGAAGCCGAATCCGGCGCCAACAACTTTCATTTAACTACACTGCGGTGGGATGTACACCCGGATAGAAACGAAGAATGGTATAGAAAGGAAACGCGCAACATGTCCAAGCGGCAAATTGCACAAGAACTATCCTGTAATTTCAATACCTCCGGAGAAACAGTCATCGATTCGGAATGCATGGAGTGGCTCCTTACAGAAGTTAAAGAGCCTAAGTATCGAACAGGCTTTGATCGCAATTTTTGGATTTGGGAAGAGTTTGATCCTACCTGCAGTTATTTAATGGTTGCTGATGTGGCACGAGGTGATGGCGCCGATTACTCGACCTTTCATATAATTAAATTAGAGACGCTAGAAATTGTAGGAGAATACCAGGGCAAACCGAGCTTAGATATGTATGCACAGATGCTCAATCAAGTTGGCCGTGAGTTTGGAAATTGTATGTTGGTAGTCGAAAATAACAATATTGGTTACTCGATATTAGATAAACTAATAAACGATCATCAATATCCAAATGTGTATCACTCAATTAAATCAACACATGAATATGTCGAACAATATCAAGCAGAATATCTGAATAGTGTAGTGCCCGGATTCACCACTTCCGTCAAGACGCGCCCACTCATCATCGCAAAACTGGAAGAATTCATTAGAAACAAACTAATTAAGATATATTCATCTCGCACATTTAATGAAATGAAGACCTTTATATGGAGGAACGGTAAACCACAGGCAATGAAAGGTTATAATGATGATTTAATTATGGCTCTAGCCATCGCATGTTGGGTGAGAGACACTGCACTCCAAGCCAACAGTCGAGACTTAGACTATCAGAAAGCTTTCGTAGATGCCATCTATACTACCAAAAGAACCATGAATACACAAATTAAAGGTCAAGAGGGCTATAAAAAAGATAATGTTTTTGATAAAATGATTGAAGCGAAAGATTTATATAGTCAATATAAATGGATTATAAAGTGAGAACATAAATGCCCCCTAACGACAGAAACCCCCGCAATAACGAAAACAGCTTATTCAAAGCTCTAACCCGGCTCTTTTCCGGACCCATTATTAATTACCGGTCTCAATCAGGCCGACGCATCCGGCGTCAACACCTAGACAAGTTTTCGTCTAGATTCCAGACAGCTTCCGGACAACAGTTTAAGAAGACTCTATATAATCCTCTTGACACGATTGCCACCAACGCAATCCAAAATCAGCGACGTTCCGAGCGCTACATAGATTTTGATCAAATGGAATACATGCCAGAGATTGCCTCCACTATGGACATCTATTCAGATGAAATGACGACCTATTCTGAGTTGCGACCCATGCTTAACATCAAGTGCCCCAACGAAGAGATTAAAGCCGTGTTGGCTATTCTCTTTGACAGCATTTTGAATCTCAAATATAACCTGTTTGGCTGGGCACGCACCATGTGTAAGTACGGAGACTTTTTCCTGTACTTGGAAATCGATGAGAAATACGGAGTCCAGACAGTAATCGCTCTTCCTCCCCAAGAGATAGAGCGGCTAGAAGGACAAGACTCCACCAACCCTAACTACGTACAATACCAGTGGAATTCAGCAGGAATGACATTCGAGAACTGGCAAATCGCTCACTTCCGCATTCTTGGTAATGACAAGTATGCGCCTTATGGCACATCCATTCTAGAGCCTTCGCGGCGTATCTGGCGCCAACTGGTTCTGATGGAAGATGCCATGATGGCTTACCGAGTCGTGCGATCATCAGAACGTCGAGTATTCAAGATCGACGTTGGCGCCATTCCTCCGCAAGATGTTGAGCAATACATGCAGAAGATTGTCACCAACCTCAAGCGCCACTCTGTTATCGACAAGGACACCGGTCGCGTTGACCTGCGTTACAACCCCATGAGCATTGAGGAGGACTATTTCCTTCCAGTGCGCCCTGGCTCTGCCACATCAATCGAAAGCCTCGCAGGAGCGCAGAACATTACTCAAATTGATGATATCAAGTACTTGCGCGACAAGCTCTTTGCCGCGCTAAAAATTCCCCAGGCATATCTTGCCATGGGTGACGGCGCCGCAGAAGACAAGACCACGCTGGCCCAGAAGGACATTCGCTTCTCGCGGACAATCCAAAGATTGCAGCGCGTTATTATTGCTGAGCTAACAAAGATCGGCATCATTCATCTTTATACTCTCGGCTTTAGAGGTGATGACCTCCTTGGCTTTGAATTAACTCTAAACAACCCATCCAAAATTGCAGAGCTTCAAGAGCTTGAGCATTGGAAGCAAAAGTTTGACATCGCAGGCTCCGCCACTGAAGGTTACTTCTCGCGGCGTTGGGTATCCGAACATGTATTCGGGATGTCCAGTGAAGAATTCATGCGCAATCAGCGCGAGATGTATTATGATCGCGAGCACGATGCCTCCCTACAAGCAGTTGCAGAAGCTGCAGCCGCTGGTGGTGGGTTAGGCGGCGATCTTGGCGATGATCTTGGCGGAGATCTTGGCGGAGATCTTGGCGGAGA